ATCATAAACAAGCTGCTTATTATATGGATGCTGTTAAATCTTATAGATTTATTATAATAGCTGTAGAAAAAACCCCACCATTTTCTATTAATATATTTGAGATGGGAGATGATATGATAGATGAAGGTAGAGATATATATAACCATGAGTTAGAAGTATACAAATATTGTGAAGAGAATGATTACTGGCCTGGCGCTGGATTCGACCCTCTTGACAAAGAATCAGAAAGAACAATTCATATATTAGAAAATCATGACAAAATCTAAATCAGTATTATTTGAAGGCGGGGTAGAAAAAATATCTACCCTTGCCGATGGTTCATTAAGAGTGCATATAGGTACTCCTGAACTGTCAAATGAAACTATGGTAAACCTATTCCAATTAAATAGGAAAACAGGATATGTATTATTATCACCATACCCTGTAAATGAAGACCAAAAGAATGCAGTAGAAAAAGCTGCAGAAGTTGTAGAACACGAGTCTACAGAATTTGGAAACAAAACTCCTAGTCAAAGATTACGAGCTGTATTATATGTTAACTGGGAACAATCACAGCCTAAACAAATTAATCCCGATTCAGGCAATATAGAATTAGTTGAATTTGATTTATTTTATAAACGTGAATTAAATAAAATTGTTGAACATTATAAAACTAAACTAGACTAAATAACTATGAAAACAAATGAAACTTATTACTTAGTACAATATAGCGATAGCTATGGAGATAGAACAAATGAGGGGGTATTTACAAAGAAAGGCTGGGAGAATTATATTAAAGAAGAAAATAAAGATAGAGATGAAGAAGATAAGTGGGAAGAAACTATGGAAGAATGTGAGGAGTTAGGACAATTTATCTTTACTGAAATTGAAGTATATAACTAAAACCAAACTAGACTAATGGCAGTAAATACATTTATACATAAAGGTAATCCTAAAAAGAAAAGACCTGGAGTTCACTCCAAGAACGCAAGTAGAAGTCAATCTAAATTTAAAAAAAAATATCGTGGCCAAGGAAGATAAAAAATACAGTAAACACTATTATGATTATAATAGAAACAAACCATATATGAGTTCAACTCATGACCAATATGATGGGAAAACATTATCTGGAGGATTAGATAATGATAATAGAATACCTCAATACTATAAAGGTAAAGAAGGATACGAAGCTAGAAGAGTATGTGATAATTTTGAATTACCATATCATTTAGCTACAGCTGTAACATATCTATTAAGAGCTTATCGTAAACATGAAAGTCCTGTAGAAGATATAAATAAAGCAATAGCTCATTTAGAATTTGAATTAGAAAAAATTAAAAGAGATAATGGCTAAATTTACATGTAAAAAATGTAAGAATAGCATTACACTAGATGAGTATACCATATCCGTTAACAATGGAGAGTTAGTAGTCCCTCAAGCGTTTTGTAAAAAATGTGAAGAATATATGACTGAGAATGATAAATTCAACGGATGGGGAAAAGCTTTAATGAGACCAGGAGGTAAGGTGAGAGGTAAAAATGACTATTAACCTATTTCTCTTTTAATTCAGGCTGTGTGGTGCCGTTTTCTAAGAACGCATAAACCTTATTAGATTCATTTATAATCTCAGACATTGTTGTCTCTTTATTCGCCCCTAAAACCATAGCTGTTGTTTTGAAAGCTTCCATTCTTAATAATTTTCTATCTTGAGAAGCTCTTTCATCTCTAATATCTGTTATTGCGGGATTTGTGATGTCCATATTTTTCATAGGTCTATATTTATTTTTCGCCATATTATTTATTCCAGTTATATTTATTACCTAAATTCATAGGGATAAAAATAGCGGTTCGCCCTCCATCTACCACTATACCACATCCTAATGTTGGTTTTTTAGGGAAATTCTTTCCATATGAAAAGGCCATATGGTCTACATCTATACCACAACCAACATTCATTCCGAATATAATATCATTACGAGAAGCCATATAACTAACTCCTCCAAATGAATGTGAATGACCAATAACTGTAGATTGTCTATTTGCTATAGCTCTATTACGAGCTCCACTAATACCAGAAGAACCTGTACCATGAACATATAAAACATTATCAATCTCCCATTCCATCTGCCATTTCCATCCTTCTGGGGCATTCCAAATTTCTTCATATGTTTTTAGATACCTCTTAGGTATACCAGCTGAGGTAGCTTGTCTAAATGGAAGAGCTGAATGATTACCTACACAAACCTTTACATCTGGGAAAGTTTTATACCATCTCTCCATAGCTTTTTGTGCTTGCTCAGCCTCTCTAACAGCGTTAGGCATCTCTAATTCTGATTCATGATATGAAAGTGCCGCATTATCACATTCATCTCCAATATGAATGATTTCTGTGCACCCAAATCTATTAAAAACATCATAACAAAAATCTCTATAATCAGGATGACAGAAAGGTTCATGGGTGTCTCCTATAATTCCTACATTTGTGGTTAATCTATGATTGTTTATTAAATCTTCCTCTTGAGGAGTTAGTCTTAATCTTTTACCATATATCTTACCCATTGAATTTTATTTTGTACAAAAATAAGTAAAATATAGATACAAACAATAATTGTTAATAACTTTTATTTTAGGATGTTTTTGGTGGGGATATCTATACTTTCACAATATGAAGATACGTTAAACCCAGGACAGGATTTCCCAGATAATTCTCCATGACCTACAATTAATAAATTAGGATATCTTCTTAACATATATTTCAAATAAATATCAAAAGTAATTTGCTGTTCTTCAGTCATAGTATTTTCGGAATTAAATCCATCTTTAGATACACCTCCTACATAAGCTATATGTCTAGCTAGAGGATATATATTTTGACCATTATGTGATAAATTCCATTCTTCAACTCTACCATCTTCATTAAAAGGAGTTAGGTTACTTATAGTCCCATCTAAATGTATAACATCTGAATATCCCACCTTGTCCCATCCCTTGCCATGTGGAGGTGATAACATATGAGAATTAATTATTTGTTTTTCAGTAATCTCAATATCATATTCCGTATTAGTGGAGTGTATTACAAGATATTTGAGGTTCATAATTTTTAATATGTAAACTTATCTTGAGAATATTCTCTTGTTGTACATACAACATCTATACTGTTTATTATATTTGATTTCACTTGAATATAAGAACCTTGTGGTATATTAAATGTCCCAGGCGTAGCCCACTCCCATGTATTTACGGTGTCCAGAAAATTATATGTCTTTGTTGTTGCAAGGGTTAAGTCTTCAGATAGCATTATGTCAGTAGTTGCACCGTCATCATCTACATAAACTAATTTAGCGTTAAACGTAATACCAGTACTATGTTTAACATTAACAGTGAAATGTTGTAGTACAGTGTTAGGGTTATGAGCTGTAGCTATTGTTTCGTAAGTATCAGCCGCATTGGTTGTATCATAGAAAAAATAATCTCTCCAATACATGTTCATTGTTACGCTCTAGTCCAGTAAGCGTATTCAGCTATTATAGAACCAGAAGAGGATTGTAACTGAACTCCCTTTGAAGCTCCACCTGAAGGTAGTAATACAAATTCTCCTGGAGCTAACTTACCCATAACAACATCATCAGTGTTTTCTATATTAAGAGTTGTTGTAACAGTCGCTCCAGCGGCATCTACTCCTGTATGTTTTATATAAACAAAGTATGTTTGTCCATCTAAATTTGGTTGTATAATGTTATTCCCACCTACAGTCCCAATGTCTTTACTAGATAATCCTTGGTGATTACCAGATGTAGTAAGAGTTTCTCTAACTGTTAGATTTAAAGCTTCATCCGAACTTATTGTAGAACTTACTAATTTTAATGTTATATCTATTGTTGCCATTTTATTTATTTATTTATTTATTTATTAACCTCTAGTCCAATAGCCATATTCAGCTTGACATGTGTTAGCTGACGCTTCTAATTGAATCTTACAAGCTCCTCCTCCGTAATAAGGAAAGAACATAAACTCTCCTGATTGTAACTCAGCTATCTGAGTCCCATCAGCTGTTTCAACCCTAACCTTGTCTGTACCAGATGAATCTCCCGCAGCATTTATTCCTTTATGTTTTACATAAACATATTTACAGGAGTCAACACTTGGGACTATAACATTATCTCCTCCAGTTGTTGTTACCGTAACAGTAGAAAGATTGACATTAGGAATCGCAGT